TCTCTTGTGCAATCTTCCAGTCACTCCTGCCACTCATGACGGCGTGATCCATGATCCCGGTAAAACTTACTCCTAAGAGACGTTCCTCCTCAGTGTTACGCTGCCACGCCTTACTGAGGTAACGGAAGTCAGTCAGGGTAGACTGCATCGTACCAAGGATAGTAGCCCGCTTGACCTTCTCTTTAAGATCAGCTAGAGTATCATCGGGGCGTATCACTACCTCCGTCAGGTTACAGAACTGCTTGTTACGAAGAATGATCTCGGAGCAGGGGTTAGTACCGAACTCCCAGTTAGGGTCACGCCTGCCGTTACGCTTAGCGATGTTCTGGCTAGCTACTCGGTTGAAGATTCCTCGCTCTCCTGACTTGGACTCGATGAGGGCGTTCCACTCCTTGAGGAAGGCACTAATGTCAGGTGTTTCTGTATAGCAGACTGAGTTGTTTGCGAGTGCTCTTTGGGGGGAATCGACCCACCATTGACCAGACTTTGCAACTCTGAGTCTATCGTCTGTAAGGTTACTAAGGCCGATGAGAGCCGATCTTCGTACTCCGCCAACGACGACAATATCAGCCACTTTACAGACGAGATCATGGCACTCAAGCGAGTTAAGTCGTCGTCCTTTGGCATTGGTAAATACCTCTACAGTAAAGTTAAATAGTTCTTCAAGGGGTTCTGGGCCTGAAGCACGCCCTCCAAAAACCTTGAGTCTAGCCCCTGCGGGTCGAATTCGAGACATGTCCCATCGGGGTATCTTACCTGCATACAGGAGGCTGATAAGCTCACGATATGCAGATGCCCATCCGATCTTGCTGTCCGAAACAACGATGGTTGTATCACTAGGATGTACCTCCTCAGCTACCATTGGAAGATCAGATATATATTGCCGCTCCACAGAGAATCCGACGCCGGTGCCACATAGCAGTACGTACATAATCTCATCAAAAGCTCTGATGTCGTCCACTGCTCGATAACTACAATTGTATCCAGCCACATTGTCTCTCTCCAGTGCCTTACCGGCAGTCATCAGGCACCGCATAGACGGCATCACATCCATGTCGAGTATAGATCTCTTAAGAGCAGGAATCTCCTTGTCGATAGCAGCCGTCTCTTCACGGCTGGCAAAGAAGTTCAGGTAGCGATCTACCGTTTCTTCCCACGTTTCCCGCCTGCCTTCTTTATCTAGCCAGCGGGCATACCGAGACTTATGAATATAGCTCTGATAGTCATCCATTAAATGTCAACCTTGCCTTCGTTGATGAGGTTCTGAATGTCGATAAGCATCTTCTGCCTTGGTGGCAGGGTGCCAGCTAACCAGTCATCAAGCATTGTTTCAATACGCTGCACGCTGATACCGCCGCCGCTGGAGAGGCGCGCAGCTACAGCGGGAGTAACCTCCACTGCGCTTACCAGATCACCAGTACCAGCTTGATGAATGTAGCCTTTGGTCGGAATGATGTCATCCGCTATCAGGGAGTAGGTCTGGGACAGATCAATCTCCATAGTAGCAGGAGCACCATTCACGATGTAGTCATCGGGGTACACGATGCCGAACTTCTCACCGTCGCATATCCAGTCGATGATAGCAACGCCCGTCTGTGAACGGGGATGGTTAGGTGGTATCTTAGCCATTGTAAAGCACCTCCTTGGGTATGCGTTTGTAAATAATAGAAGGTCTGTATGTGGTTTGACTACGTTCCTCTCGCTGAGAGGTAATATCAATTGCGAGATAAGCGTAGCGCCTGTCGCAGTAACTTGCTCTTAGGAGCACTTCCGGAGTGATGTCCATTAAAGTTCACCCGCAGTTGGGTCATCGGTACAAAGAGTCATGACGCCCGCATAGCCTGCCTCTGTAGCACGCTTAACGAACTCCTCGTTGGAGACAAGCATCTCACGAAGCACCTTTGAACTCTCCTCACACTCCTCCATGCTCTCGTAAGTGTAGGTCTCAAGAGTGCTGGGGTCCGGGACTTCCCCCGGCTTAAACATGAATACCAGAAGGTACACCACTGCTGCTGCTACGTTAGTCATAGTTCATCCCTCGTCAGTTGATCGGCGTACCATATGGCCTTGCCTACGTCAATAGCACCACCTTTGTGCCTCTCGCGGTACGTGTACTTTATGATGTTACCCTTACAGAAGCCCCTGAACTCCTCCTCTGTGAGGGCTGAGCGGATACAGTCAATACACTCAATCGCTCCATTCTGGTAGTGACTAGGATCAATCTGTTCTACATGAAGTTCGTAGTGGCTACCATCATTACCATTCTGCCCAATGATGTCTATACGGGAGGGATCGAATTCACCTAAGTCACGGTCTTTGACGTACCAACTCTCACCAGTGTCATCCATAGCCAAGTAGTGTTGAGCCCTAGCATCCACACGCTCGATGTTGACCTCGGTCCCAACCTTAAATTCATGGCCAGAGTTTGTTGTATCAGGCCCTTCAATGATAATCGCCTTGTCATTACGTTTGAATCTCAATGTACTGAGCCTCCCCCTGTGTCGTCGTGAAAGCCCGGAATCTCCTGAGCCATCTCTTGCATACCCTGCACGATCATGTCAAGTGCCTTGGATACGATGTAGGCGTTCTTCATATCCTCTGGAGCAGCCTTCATGTCGGGATACATGGCCTCTGCCTCCTCAGCCATACGCTTAGCGGAAGCCCAGACGATAGCGCAAGCTGTCTCAGGCTCTTCGTCAAGCATGTCCAGCATAGTATCATCCTCAAAGAACAGCTGGTCATCAAGCTCGTCAAGATTAATCTGGTCAGTCATGTTAACTCCTTAGTCCTGTTAGCGTTGCTTTCCTGTCGGCCTTATCAGCTAGGCGTGCTCTACTCCACTTCCCACAATTCTTACACGAGTACTGCTGATATACCATAGTCTGCGTGTAAGCCTTGCCCTGCTTCACTAGATGATCCTCGCCACAGTTGGGGCAGCAAGTACCCTTATCGTCGTACAGTGCGTAGTTGGGGTGGTTGTCAATCCAAGGCAGCAACTCCTCGTAAAGTCCTCTTAAGAGCTTAACGTCTTGGATGTTGTACTTCTTCATGCGCTTCCATGCAGCCTTATCGTCTGCCATGCACTTTACCCACAGTTCGTGTCCTTCGTGGGCGTGTTTCTGTCCAATCCCAAGACGGTTAGCAACGTAGTCGAGCTTGTTAGACGGGAACTTAAACTTGGATCTGACTGTGCGATAGAGATCAATTTGTTTGTAAGGGCTTGGGGGTCCCATCCCGGCAAGCAGAAAGTCTTTGTTGATCGTCGGTATGTCATACTTAGTCCCGTTGTAGTGTACCACGGCGTCCGCCTGATCCAGCAAGCCATGCAGTGTGCCCAGCATGTCCTTGTCGTACTGGTCCTTGAATATGACCTTCCTAGATCCGTACCACTGTGCCGCAAAGCACATGGTATAGCTACTCTCCATCAGCTGTTTGATGCTGACTGTCTGTTTGAAGAGACCCCAAACGTGTGCCGTATTAGGCGCACATTCAATATCTATCATTAATATATTCATATTGCCTCTTTCATCCGAGGAACCACGTGCCAATGCCGACACCAACAACCCATGCGATCATGAATATGCCCATCATCTTCAAGAAGAACTCACTCATTCTTTAACTCCTTTAACTCAGCTACGCTGAAGTATCGGATGCCGTGCCTCTCGGCCCAGCCACCCATCGTTAGCTTCGCTCCTTTCCGTACCTTCTTCTCGGGGTTGCTGAAAGCAAACACCAACTCCCTCTCATCCTTAGTAACCTCAAGATGGTTCTTGATGGCAAGGTACTTGGCCTGATCTCCCGGCCTAAAGAAGCCCTTAACTTCCACAATGATATTATCCTTCACAAAGTCAGGTGTGTACTTCTTCACCATGACGTACTCTATCGAGTAAGGTTCATACTTCCATTCTTCTCCTAAGAGTAAACTTGACTTGTGTTCGAGGGCCGACTTGAACTTATCAATCTTCTTTGGCCTCCTCGAATATCTCTTTGAGCGATTCCTCGTAGTCCTCTTTCGCATCACTACTCCTTATCTTTGCATCGAGGTAAGCGAGCTGAAGCTCGCGGTAGGCTACATTGATGTTGTCTTGTAGTCCCGCCAGAAGATCCAGAGACTTCTGGTATTGCTCATCGTCAGTCGCAGAATAATAGAAATAACACACATTGCTTCCGTCGTGGAGCTTGATGATACCCTCAATACCGGGGCCGTCTTTGTCACTCCAATCGTCCATCGCAATGCTGATATACTCATTCTGCTCACCGAACACCTTGTTAACTACCACTTTGGTTTCCATATATCTCCATGCTCCCGCTGAATCCACAATAGTTTTCCGTTCTCTACGAAGCCTTCGTACACGTTGTCCGAGTAGTCCGGGACTTCTGAGTACGTCTGCAAGACGCGCCAAAACATGTCCTCCTCTGTCATGCAGCCAGCGAGTATCTTGTCGGCTGTCTTAGGCCCCATGTTGTAGATGCCGGGTATGTTGTCCACGGTATCACCAGTCAGCAGCTGCCTGTAAAAGGCGTAGTACGCCTGTAAGTCATTGGTTGAGTGGAACTTTTCGGTCTTGTAGTTGTAGTGCATACCGGGGATCATGTCTAAATCCTTGTCGATGGTACAGATCACATCCGTGTTGCCACCTTGACACATAGCTATACCCAATGCGTCATCCGCCTCGATGCCATTCACTACAGTCGCGCCATACTTCTTCTCCAAGTAGTTCCGTACCGTATGGTAATGGAACGGCTTGTACCCCTCCCTGTTGCCCTTGTAAGGCTTTATTGTAGCAGCCTTATCCCTGAACGTGGGGATGTCATTGCCGCTCAGGAATACCTCAAACCCCTTGGCAGCTGTCTTATCCAGTGTCCTCTCAACTATGTTCTTAACTAGGTGCAACACATGTGACTTAGGTTCTGCCTCCACCTGTCTCTCGATGTCTGTGTGAGAACAGCCTATCTTGTCACAGTGCTTCCTAGCTGGTGCTGGGGTAGGGAACAACTCCCCATCTGGAGTTGCGTAGGTAGACTGCTCAACGGCACATGCCGTAATGTACACGAGCGGGTCTCCGTCAATCAGTGCTACCTTAGCCATTAGCTATCTCCTGCCATAGCCTTGGCCTCAGCCAAGTCCAGATCACCAGTAGTGTATGCCTCGAAGTACCGAGCGACCCTGACAACGGCCTCACAGTACTTATCGAGGTCCTCACCCTGAGGGATCTCACCGAGGACACGCTGGGCTGCCGTCAGGGCGTTCTGCCTGTTGATGGTACGCTCCGGTGCAAGTGGTTCTACCGGGAAGGAGCGGCCCTTGAAGCCTCCACCAGAACCGCTCTTAGGAGCAGTGTTGGTCTGCGGCACGGGAGCGCCAGAGCCTGCTGCTACCACAGTCAAGCCCTTGATGTTGCGGTAGCCCTGCGGCGTAGTCTGGAAGGTGACAAGCACCTCATCG